GCCGTGCACTTCATTGTTTTCGGCTCGCATAGCGAAATTAAAAACACGCGTTTCTCGCGTGCCTTCAGCCGGGATCAGTCTGTTCTTCCTGCTCATCGTCAGGATCCTCCTCTCCAAGGAAGTGGTACTCGCCGCGGATCGGGATTTTCTGCCCGAGTCCGTTGGGGAGCGGTTCCCAGTCCAGCAAGGCTCTGCCCTCATCGATGAGGATCATGCCACGGTCGCCCATCTGCTGGATCAGGGCAATCTTTTCAGTCGTACGGAGCCATTTCAGACGGTTGGCAGTGGCATCCACACAGGATCCCTGTGCCTGCTCACGCTCGCTGAAAAGCATCTGTGTCGCGACCTCTTCAAACTGCTTGCAGTCCGGATCGATCGCGCCGGAATAGAATGCATCCAAATCGTCGCCGGTTGCGGTGTTCTGGATGATCTTTTCATTTACTCCGTAAAAATTAAAGACATTGGTCTGAATCTGTTTCTGAGTCTCAGCGTCCACCACATACGACTTCGACTCAACCTGCCGGATGTCGTTGTACGTGTTCGGGAACAGAAGCAGGCCACCGCCGTCGGATTTCAGATTGAATTCCGTAAAGCGTTTCCGCTCTTTGGCCAGGTCCTCAGGTTTTGCGAAGTTGGACAATCTCGCCATAAAGCGGAAGGTGTTGGAATTCTTGATCGCCTCGCTGATGCCCTGATGCTGCAGATTGATCAGGTCCATCGTGTCCGACAGTGCCGTGTTCTTCTCGCCCAGATAGTCGTCTTTGTACTGATGCCGGACGAGGATGCCGCACTTATTGAACTCGATTGCGGCCTTCTGACCATTGGAGAAGGTGTATCTCAGATACAGCTCGCCGGAGTACTGCACAAACTCGCACCGGCTCGGCAGGATGGTGTAGATGCCGGTTGTGTCGTGCGTGATGTCGTCGATCACCGGCACCAGGAAGCATGTGTTCTGCATGCACAGGATTGTCTCCATCCGATACAGAAACTTGCTCCACGTCTGCCAGCCGTTCGGAGCGATCCGCATCCGCGTCTGCAGCTTGGGCCGTGCTGAACCTCTGATTTTCACGGTCAGCATGGACATGTGCCGCGCTCTGGCATCCACTGCTGCCCTTACCAGATCGCTTTCATAGAGTTCTCCGCTCCAATCCTGAAAAACAGGAGTGTACGCGGTGAGCGACTGCCAGTAACCCTGGTCTTTCCCCTTCGGCTTCGGCAGCCTTCCAAACAGTTTGTCAAAGAGTCCCATCGTATCACCCCACATTCTTCAGCTGTTCGCCCAGTTCGTCATGGAAGCAGGCTCTCATGCACATTGCATCCAGGATCGCCGCCATGCCGTCGATATGGCATTTGCGGTTGAGCTTAATAAGTTTCTTTCGGTCGTTTTCCGCATTGACTTTGATTGCAGAGTCAAGACAGTGTATTTTCAACAGGTCGTTGTCGCCGATATGGATGGATCCATCGTCAAAACGTCCCTGAGTTTCATTGATGATGCCGGTCAGGTTCTCACCCTGGCGGACATCGCTCATCTTGAAGCCGTATGCTTCCATTTCCTGAACGAGGTACTGTGCAGAATACTTGTCATATCCGATCGCGAGCGGATAGATCTCATATTTCTCGATGAGATCCACAAACCACTGGAAGCAGTCATGATAGTCCACGTAATTCTCACCGGAAGGACTGATCAGGCCGCGCTGCATGTAAATGTCATACGGCACACCGTCGCGAGCGATCGCATCTTTGATCCGTGCCGCCGGCAGGTTGAAATGGTAGATGGCATACAGCTGTCCGTCCTTCTCGACGATGATGCCATAGGCCGTCAAGTCTGTGGTCTGGGACAGGTCGATACCGCCGACACAGTAGCATCCACGGAACTGCTCCAGCGTCAGAGGATCTCCGGTGCACTTGATCACGCTCTGGCTGTTGAGCCATGCCTGAGTCGAGTTTTGTTTAATATTGCAATACTTGGTCAAAAACTCGATCTTCTTGCTCAGGCTCTGGTATGCAGTGTTTATCTGGTCCAGCATGAAATCCACGGAGACACTCACACCCATGCCCGGAAGGCTCTTCCGCAGCTCGTTGATGTCGTCCCACTTGGCCGGATCGTCGATCATGTAGAGCAACGGGAGCAACCTTGTCTCGCGGCTGTCATCATTCAGGAAGGCCGTACCGCGTGCAACCAGCTCATCATAAATGCCGTCATTCTCATAGCCTGAGGACGAAATCATGAGCGTGATGGGCTGCTCTCTTGCGCCGGTACCGGATACCATGACCTCCCACTGCTTCAGTCCACGCTCACCTGGCCAGCTGGATCCCTCGTCCGCTGTGGTCATGTGCGGATTGTAGCCGTCAGCCTTCTTCTCATTAAAGGCAATCTTTTTGATCGTGCTGTTGGTCTTCTGGATGAACAGGTCATTCTTCCGGTGCTTCATCAGCTTATCCAGAGCCGGTTCATGCTCAACATTGAACATAAATGCCGAGTAGACCAGGTCAGCCTGGTCCAGCTTCGGAGCGACACAGTACAGCTCTGCACCGTACTCACCATCAGCAAAAACCATATAAGTCATGATCGCCGCGGCCAGCAATGTCTTACCGCACTTACGGCCAACGACCAGAACCACCTCACGGAAGTGCCGGTTGCCATTCGGATCCACAATGCCAAACAAGCACGAAATGAAAGCCTTCTGCCAGAGGTCCAGCGTGATCCGTCCGGGAGCCAGTTTGCCTTTGTTGTGATGGCAGAACTTTTCGATAAAGGATATCGCGTTGTTGGCTTTCTTCTGGTTGAAAAGGTAGGTGCCATCCTCAATGCCGCGGACAATCTTCGTGTACAACTTCCGGACCCATTTGCCCACGACGATGGATCCATTCTGGATCCCCTGGTAATAGCTGAGGATGTAATTATCCACGGTTCAGGAACTCCTCGAGGTCATCCTCTTCCTGATCCGGTGGGCACAGATCATTCAGCTGTTTGATGATGCTCTGATAGTTTTTGTCCGTCGCCGTGAACAATCGTGCTGCAGGACGCTCGCGCTCATACGGATCCGTGCGCTCAGACTGGGTGAACATCTCCGTCTCGCCATTTTCCTGGATGTCAGCCCACAGTTGATCGAGCCTGACGCGGAGGCGAGCTGCCTGCACAATCAGTCCGTCACAGACTGCCATCTGATTTTTTGAGAGTCCTTTGTAAATCTTTCTAAGTCTTTTGATTTCGGACGCTTCCGTGATCATCTTCATGCAACTCACCTCATTTCCTGTCAAAAAGTAGGGGTCTATGAACCCCGGAGAGCGGAAAAGCGATGTTCAGACCCGGACTGCGGCCGGTATCGCCGTTTCCAAATCAACCTAGGGGGATGTCTCGGACGATCACCTCACCGTTCTCACCGATCTTCCATCGTCCTGTGTTCTGTCTGTCCTCGTCTGCATGTCGCTCGATGTGACACTGCTGACAGAGCAGCTCCAGGTTGTCCCAGTTCAGTGTGATCTCCGGATCATTGATGTTCTCCGGTGTCAGCTTGATCTTGTGATGCACCTGCAGCGGATTGTCTTTGGATCCTGCATTGATGATCCCTCTGGCCAGACAGCACTCACACAGCCTGCCCTTGCTCTTCTTGAATTCGGACCGGCATTTTTTCCATGCCTCAGATGAGTAGAACCGCAATGCAAACTGTTCAGCCGCCACAACAATCACCACACTAAAAAGACCAGAGGCCGGCTCCTCACCGACCTCCGGACACAACCCGGGAGAGAGACAACCCGGTGTCAAGGATCTATCCGCATACCTCGACGCTACCATTATGCATACATGCTTACTGCAATTCAATGCAATGTTTGTCGACCATGTTGAGTGCCACTCCATGCAGGTTGTAGATCTGCCTGACACTGTATGACATCTGCTCAGCGATGGTTTCCCATGACAGCCCCTTGATGTACCTCAGCACAAGCAGTGTCTGCAGCTGATCATTTGATACCGTCAGGATTGCCTGCGTGATCCTGTTCATCACCAGCTCGCTCTCTGCTCTGGCCTCAGCGAGTAGTCGTTCAGTGTCCGCGATGGATGCAGCTGCTTCCGCGATCGGATCATGGATTTTCGACGATGACTGCACCTTGTTCGGATCCAGATTGATTGTGATGGACTCAGCGCGTTCCCTCAGATCTATGATGGTATCTTCCAGTGTCCTGCACTTCAGCTGCAGATTTCGGTACCTACTTAAGTAGGCCTTGACTGGATTTTGCATTTACACATCACCATCCGCGCGATGAAGTGAGCGATCCGGATCAAAGCCATCCGGATACCTGGCTTTGAGTTTCTCAATATTCCGCTCCAGACATACTTCCAGCCGGCAGTTGAATTCGACAACCTGAACAACCGAATAGATGATCCTGCTGGTCTGGTCACGAAGCTGGGCATCATCCAGACGGTGT